TGCGAGCGCACCCACCGCGATAGCACGTCCTGATCGAGCGCATCCTCCGCGCCCACCGCGGCGCTGATCGTGCGGCTGCGCGAGGCGTTGCCCGCCTGGTTCACCGACGCAATGATCCGGTTCGTCATCGACCGATCCACGTCGGCGCGCCGCACCGGATCGCGGATGGTTTCCAGCTGTTGCCGCTTGAGCTCCTCGAGCCCGGCTTTGAGCTTGTCCGGCGCCACGAAATAGTTCGGGTCCTGGCTCGAGCCGTGCTCGAGCTCGTTCGCCTTTACCGCGAAGTTCGTCTGCGCCAGCGTCGCGCGAACATGGTCCTCCGCGTTCTGCCAGCGAACATTGAAGTCCTCCATGACGGTGCCGACACCCTTGAGCGCCTCGCCGATCAGCGCCTCGCCGGTATCGAGTTTCGGCATCGCCGGCGCCTGCGCTGGCTGCACAAAGATGCCCGGCCCCTGCGGCGGGCTTAGTCGTGCGAAATAGTCCTCGCTCGCCATGTGCCGCCCTTACGTTTTGCTGCCGGCGTACAGGCCGGGCTGATAAATCTTCGCCGCGCCGCCCATGATCTCGCTCGCGGCGCTGATATAGCTCGCGGTCTTTACGTTCGACGCCGCCAACACCGAGCTATCGCCGGAGATCGCCGCCGTGAACACGCGCCCCTGTTCGCCCACCGCCTGCTGGCGCAGGTTCGCCGCTCGCATTTTGATGTCCGCCGACTCCATCGAGCCGGTCGCGCGCAAGGTATCGATGTCGCTTTGAAACTGCATCGCGTTGCGCATCTGAATCAGCATCGGCGAGCCCGTCGTGGGGTCGAGGTTGCGGTTCGCCGCGTCGGCCCGGTTCTGCCCCTCGACCAGGTCCTCCGTCTTGCGCAGCCGGCTTTCGCCCTGCGCCGCCTTGGCAAAGGCCAGGCTCGAGGAAATGTCGACAATGTCGGCTTCGCTGTTGAGGAAATTGACGTTGCTTTGGGCGATTTGTTTTTGGACGCCGTAGACCGCCGCCTGGCTGACGAGCTCCTGCGACTTCGCCTGGCCGGCTTTGATGCTGCCGTAGGCTTTCAGGCCAGTGCCGACCGCACCGACCGCCATCACCCCAAGCGAAATCGGATCGCACATTTAGGTTTCCTCCACTTGCACCCGCGGCGAGATTCCGAGGATCGTGCAAGGCAGCGCATCGTCATTGATGACGAACAGCTGCACTTCGTCCTGAATGTCGGTTTCCACTTGCATCCGCCGCAGCCCCGAAATCAGGTCGATCGGCGTGTGGTATGCCTTGTCGCCGGTTTCGTTGATCGGTTCGGTTGGCAGCTGCCCTTCCTTCGGCAGGGAGCCGACGCGACCGCCGCCGGTCAGGTCGACGTGCAGATTGATGTCATGCACCGACTTCGCCTGGCCGGTCGTGATTCCGGCTTGCGTTTGCAGGTTGCGCGGCAGATCGAGCAGATAGCTCATCATCGGAATCCCGATCACCACCCGGCTCGCCGGCCGCTCGAGCACGATCCCGCCGTTAATGACAGTGTGCCGCGACTGCATGGCGCCGTCGGCGAGCACCCCCACCAGCTGCCCGTTGAGATGATCGAGCCCGGTCCAGGTTTGTTTCGGGAGCGCGGACTCGCCACTCAGCGCGCAATCGAGGAACCAGGCGCCGTCTGCCGTCGGCAGGTTGAGGTCTTTCGCACGAAAGAACGGCTGCAGCTGCTCGATGTAGCGAAACTGGCCTCCCTGGATGTTCCGGCGCACAACCATATAAACCTGGTCCTCGCCGGCGCCGGGGATGCAGGCCACATCTTCGATCACGGCGTTCGCCATCGGATGATGGTGCATCGCCAGGACCTTCTGCTTTTCCATCCAGGTCATGCCGGCGAGCGTCCCGTCCTTCATCTGAATCCACAGGACACGGTGCGGGTCGCGTTGCCAGGCCATCGTTTCCGGCCCGGCGTCGAACACATCGCGCACGCCCACGCTTGGCTCGTCGCTGCCGAGCTTCTGCGAGCCGCTGTCGGCAATGTCGACCTTGGCGCGATTGAGCCGGCGCCCCGAGCGGCCGATGAACATGACGCTGTCATCGACCACCGTTGGAATATGCGGGATTGATCCTTCCTTGCTATCCGGTGTCGGCGTCACGGTCTTGCCGGTGATCGGCCCGCCTTGCACTCCGCCCGATACGCGCCACTCCACGTCGGAGGTCCCGATCACCAGGCTGCCTGCGCTCGCTGCCCACGTCACCTCGACCAGCGAACCGTGCGCCTCCGGCGAGAGCAGCTTGCCCGAGAACGCGGAATCGTCCTCGTCCGTCTCCTCGAAATCCTCCGGGTCAAACACTGACGACGCCCAAAAGCGATCGCCGCGGAACACCCACAGCCGCTGGTTTGCCCAGGCCAGATTCGTCGGCTGCCCGTCCACATCGGACCAAGAGGCTTTCCACCAGCGAAACGTCGCGACCTGCGTGGCGCTAAGTGGAAAAGCCTTATCGATCAGCCCGACCACACTAAAGGGGCTCTCGTATGTGCTGATGCGCACCGCGCCGTCCGGCCCGTGCAAATACTCCCAAACGCCGCCATCGGTCCCATCGCTGCGCACGGTGCCGAAGGTATGCGTCGGCGGATTGACGCCGGTTCTCAGGCCGCCGGCGCAGCGATAGACGTTGCCGTTGTAGCGGCGCAACTCCGCCACCGTGATCGGCTCGTCGGCGGACCATTCCGAGATCAACGAGAGATCGCTCTCATCGAACCGCCAAACCGAATTGACGTGCCCCGGCGAGAAGATCGGCACGTTCGAGGTGAGCCTGATCGTTCCCCCGATAAACCAAGGCTGCCCGTTCACCATTGTCCCGAGCACGGTCTGCGCCTGGTCGAGGTTCTGCAATTCGTAGGGACCACCGCGCGCGAGGAACGCGCGAAAGCCCCATACGGTTAGACTGCTGCGCGTCAGCACCTGGATCGGCAGCCGGCCGCTGGCGATGAAAATCACGTTGCCGCGCGCGACCGTGCGCAGGTTCGGCAGGTCAGCTTCAACAAACGACATGGGGACCTGCAGGCGCGTCCCGTCGGGATTGAGCACATACGCGCCGCTGCTGGCGCGGATGAATTGAATCTGTTGCCCCTGCAGCACCAGCATATAGCTGTCGATCGCCGTGAAGCGGAACGGCACCAGGAGCGCCTTCTCCGGCGAGAAATAGGACACGCCAATGAACCGCGTTCCTGGCCGCCTGGTCGCACCGCCCTCGACCATGACGACGTAATTCTCCATCGCCTCGACGGAAATCTGATAGCGCGCCAGGTCGGAGCGCGCTTTCAGGGCTCGCCCGATTTCACCGCCGGCGAAGGTTACGCGATCGACTAGAGCTCCCTCCGCCATTGGCTAGGCCCATCGCCACCAGCCGCCCGGCGAGCGCCAGCCTTGACGCGCCTGGATCACCGACGGCGTGCGCGTCATCGTTCGACGCGATCGTTCCTTGGAATCGATTTGTGCAGCACTCGCGATCGCGTCGACCGCGCGCGCGTGCAGATCGTCGCCGAGCGTGCGCGATTTCCCGAGCCGGCGCCCCATCATCGAGGCGAGCTCATAGGCAAACGCCGTGATGAAGGACGGGTCCCACTCGCGCACCGCCTCGATCCGCCTGGTGTAAGTCACCTTGGGCGACCTAACGTCGGTCACCAGGACCATGCCTTCCTTCGGCGGGTCGCCGTCCAGAACCTGCGCCGCCTCCACGTCCCACCGGCCCATGTCGTCATAGAACAGCGCGCCGGTGTCGTCGGACAGAAAGCGGATGCGCAGGCAGTTCTCCGGCAGCACGAACCGGGTTTTCAGCGGGCCGATGCTTTCCTTGGGATCGGCCGCCGGCGTGATGTTGGCCGCGGCGAAACTCCACCACTTCTCGCGCAGCAACGTGTCGCGCACCGTGGCGTAAAACCCGCGCGCCGTCCGCGCGCGAATGTTGTCATCGTTGAGGTCGGCGATGCCGGAGAGCCCGAGGTGTCCGAGCGCGAGCGAGGCAACCTCCGCTTCCGTCTGTGGTCGCGCGAATCCAGCTACCATGGATCAGCCCTGCCGGAAGAACTTGAACACCACTTTGATCTTGGCGTCGGCGACGCCGGCGCCGGCATCCACCGTGAGGATTAGCTCGAGCTCGCCGCCGGGGTCCCTGCTTTGGTTGGCCTGGGACCAGAACGGCTCATCCAGGTCGCTAATCCCGTAATTCGTGCCGGGATCGGTATCTTGCGACAACACGTCGGCGATCGGGCCGCCGCCGGCCGCCGTCATGTCGTAGGTGCCGAAAGCGTTGGGATTGCCTTTGAAGCCGAGCGATGCCGTGACCCCGCAGGCGTCCCACAGGACCATGCTGCCGGTGTCCATCAACCCGTTCGACGGCACATAGCCGATGAAATAGCGCGAGCCAGGCTCGTCGCCGTCCCCAACCTCCACCGTCGAGTTGACGGCGCGGAGCTCCGCACAGCGGTTGATGCTGTTGATCGGGTCCAACTTGGTTGGATCGCGGTAACCGCTGCCATAGCGCGTCTCGACTGCCATGCCTTCCTCCATGTGAAGTCGCCGGCGAGCTCGCGCTCGCCGGCGTCGGGGTCCTACTATTTCAAGGTGATGATCTTGACGGTCTTTTTGTCCTCACTCCGCGACGCCCCGCACCACCGCTCGATTTGCGGATGCGGGCGCATCAACTTGTCGGGACGGAGCGGAACCTGCGTTTCGACCGGCGAGAAATCGCCGTAGTGCATTCCCGACTTGCACCACAGCGCGGCCTGCCAGTGCGTCGCGTCCGCCTCCGCGATCGCCGCGGCGCCGTCGAGAGGCGGCAGAATGGTCACGTCCAGAATGTCGACGCGCATCGGCGCATCCAGAACGTGACGGTCGCGATAGTCGCTGTTGATGTAGGTCAGGTCGCGGAACAGTTCTTCCTGCTGTTGCGCGTTGAGCCCGAGATAGAGCTCCTCCATTCCCAGGTCCACCTGGTCCTCTTGCATGAGGCGGCGTGCGCGAATGATCTTCGCCACGTTCATGCCCGCATCGGTCAAGCCGTCGGCCGAGCCCACCGTGGTCGCCACGGTCTTGCCGGCCCAGGTCGACGTTGTGCCGCCGTCCAGGCCGATGCGCCGCGGGCCGAACACCGCCGTCGCCATGATGGTGTCGACCGCCCGTACCACCGCCGCCGCGCCAGCTTGCACGAACGGCGATTGATAGTCGGTGAGGGCTTTGATCGCGTCCTCTTTCTCGATGATCTTGCCCCACGCGATTTGCGTGGGCTGCACCCAGATCGGCTCGATTTGGTTATCGATGTTCGGGGTATCCGCGGCGCGCCCGAGATTGAGCACCGCGGCCGTCGTGCCGATCAGTTCGAGCATGCAGGCGAGCCGGCCTTTGAGGTCCGGCTCATAGGTGAACGCCGACTCGAGCTTGCTGCGGATTTGCTGCACCGCGAGCTCGACGTTCATTTGGTAGGTCAGTTTATGTGCGTCAGTAATCGGACCCATCGGGGCCTCCACCAGATCGAAGCGCCGACGCCGATCGCGGGAGCGATCAACGCCGACTGTTGCGGTTTTGGGTTGCTTCGATCGGATTGGCGGCGAGTTGCCTCGCGGGTCCGACCTACGGGTTAACGCCCCCGTGGCGGCGCGGCTTTCGCGCGGGTCAGGCCGGGTCCCCTTTGCCCGAGGGGATTAGCGGGCCTTCGTGGAGGAGCTCCCGCCCGTCATCGGGTTGGGCTGGAGCTCCTCCGGTCCTCGAGGGTGCTAGTTGCCTCAAGGAGGGCGGACGATCTTTCGCGCGACTCTTACGAGTCGTCAATCCTCTCTCACGGCACCGGCTGCAGCACCGACACGTTTTCGCAGCTGGTCGACTTGCAGCTGGTCGACTTGCAGCTGGTCGATGCGCAGGAACGCGGCATCAGGTTTCTCGCGGTTGCGGGATCGACGTATAGCCGGCGTGGTCGGTGTCCGCCGTCACATGCTCGACCGCCACCAGCTGCCCGCCGCTAAATTCCAAAATCCACTCATGCCCGGTGACCCGGTAAGATCCATTGGGCACCTTGTTGTTTTTCAGGCGGCGCAGGCTGTCGTTGTCGGGGAGCTCATAGAAGGGTTCGTGCAGCGCCGCCTCCGGCACCGCCGATGACCACACCTGGCTCATGTGTTCCACCGCGCGATCGACTTCCTCCGGCGCCGGCGCCGGCGGCCGTGCTGCTGGTCTATTCGACTCGTCTCGAGTCGCTGTTTCCGTTCGGTCTTGCTGCACGTGCTTCGCCACTGTCACCTCCCGCCGGCGCGCCGGCTTTGCCTTCGCCTTCTTTTTCGACGCCATCACGTCCTCCCGCGACCGGCACGCTCGAGCTCATCGATCAGCTTCTGCCGGCGCGCCATCACGTCCTCGTAGCGCGGATCACGTCGGTCCTTGATCACGGCCACGTTGTCGGTTTCCCATTTCTTGAGCTCCGCCGTGATGGTCGACGGCGAGCGCCCGAAACCAACAGAACCGCCGCTCGCGCCCGGCAGCTGCTCCTCGCCGAGGAGCTCGCCCAGGCGCGCGAACGCCTTGACCAGGCCGGGCGAGCCGAGCGCCGCCTCGAGGTGGCGCGTATCCTCCGCACCGACCCCGAGCAGCTGAAACGCCCGCTTCGCGACCGTGCGCTTGGTGTCGTAGTCGTTGCCCCATTCCTTGCGTAGCGCGCCCTCTGCCGCGGCAACCTCGCCGGAGAGTTTTGCCTCGTTCGCCGTCGCCAGCTGATTGCCCCATTGCACCGCCCAATTTGCCACCGCCTGCAGCTGCGCCGGCGGCACCTTGGCTTCGTGCCCGGCCTTGAGCATGCCGTTCCAAAATTCCTCGTTGAGAACGTGCCCGTTCTCCATCGTCGGCTTCGGCACCTTGGTCGCGTACTTCGCCGGATCGGGATCGTAGCCGAGCTCCGTGAAGCCATCCCACTCGAGCAGCTTGGTCGGATCGGGCTTCACCATCGCCTTGCGATCGCGCGCCAGGGTTTCGTACATCGACGCCGATTTGACCAATGGCGCGAGCCCTTCGAAATTTTTGCTTTGCAGATAGGTTGTGGAATCGCTGTCCAGGTTGAATGACGAATACCAGGCCGGACTGCCAACGCCGGGGCCGCCCGCCGGCGCG